GAGAGGACTCGAACCTCCACGCCGAAGCACATGATCCTAAGTCATGCGTGTATACCAATTTCACCACTTGGGCAATGGAGAATAGCGGACTCGAACCGCTGACATCCTGCTTGCAAAGCAGGCGCTCTACCAACTGAGCTAATTCCCCAAGCGACCCTTTCGGGTCGTGGTTTTTATTCTACCACAGCACCAATGGCATCGTCAAGATCCGCAATAACTTCACGGAGTTCAACAATACGCTCAGGCACATGATCATAAGAATATCCGCGTTGTGCTTCAAAGAGCACTTGACGAACTGCTGCTGCAGCACGAACAGGAATTTTAACTGTTACTTTTTTATCTTTAGTCATCGATCGTCAGCAGCACGGTTTTCAGAGAAGTAAACATCAAAAGCACCTTCTGGGTAACGCTTCTCAAGTTTTTTAACATTGGTGGCAATCACATCATCAAAAGAAACACCCAATGCCATACATGCTTGAGCAACATACCACATCAGGTCACCCAACTCAATAATAAGGTGTTGGCGGTTATCTTCATTCCAAGGTTTGCCCTGAAAAACCATCTTTTTGATGATTTCTAGGAATTCGCCACCCTCGGCATTGATGCCAACACCAGCAGTAAGTAGTCGCTCAATGTTTGCTCCTTTCTCATCCAGTTGAACCAGACGGTCGGAAAGAGCAAGAAAATCAGTAGATGCGTCAGAGGTTACAGCATCTACAAACTTTTGATAGCGATCAAAATCAATATGTCGTTCCATTAAAATTTAAATCCTTCGAATGATTTTTTGGGTTTCTTGTCTTCGTAGTCATTATACTCGTCTTCTTGCCCAGAGTCAAGTATGTCTTTCTGGGCAGACTGTTCGCAATCATACAGTCTCATCTTTGCTCTATCAATACCCACAATAAAACGCTTGTAGATGGTGGGGTCATTGTAGCGATTCTTCAGTTGCTTCACCATGAGTTGTCCAAGACCTTCTAACTCTTCGGTGGAAATAAGAGCAAACATAAGGTCGGCAGTAGCAGGTAGACCGAATGATTCACTCGTATCAGTCAGTTCCACATCACTATTTCCATAACCAGAGCGAGTGGTCTGTGTTGCAGAAACGATAGGAACATTTGCCTCTACTGCCAATCCACGAAGTTCTTCGGCAATTGCCTTAATATAAGAATATGAGTTGACAGAAAGGTTTGTCTTATAGCGTGAAGAGGCACAGATATTAAGGTAATCAATGAAGATAATATCTGGGCGGAATGACTTCTTAAGTGACAACTCATTAAGAAGTGCCTTAAAGTGTCCACTATGTGCCGAAGCAGTAGGATACTCTTTAATGATTAGAGTTCCTTGAGTTTTCTTGGAGAGTTTAGTAACCTTATTTTCAAAGGTTGTCTTTGGCAAGTCTGTCAAATCTTGGATGTTGACATTGAGAAGGTTTGCGTCAATACGTTCAGCAATTTTCTCCTCTGCCATCTCCATTGTAACGTAAAGCACATTGTGTCCGTTAAGGAGACAGGCGCTAGCCATATGACACATGAATAGAGACTTACCAACACCTGTCCCAGCAAGAGCGATGTTAAGAGTCTTATTAGGAAGACCACCTTTCGTAATCTTGTTAAAATACTCAAGGTCAAACGGGATACGATCCTCTTTTCTGTGATAGGACTCATAGCGTGCTTCGTAGTCATTCAGGTAATCGTGTCCAATATGATTATCAAAGGATACTGCCAGTGCGTCGGAAAGAATAGAAGGAATGGCATCCCTATTCTTTTTTTCATTATTGCCATCAGCAATATTAATAGACTCCATAAGTGCCAAATAAATGGCACGGTCACGACACCACTTTTCAGTAGTATCAAGTAACCACTGCTTCTCAACTGGAAAATCGGTGAGAGAAGAACTAATCTCTCTCACTTCCTTGACTTCACTTTCTGTTAGATCGGTCCTATTCTCTAGTTCAATTTGAAGTGCTTCGGTTGTAATTGCCGAACCATACTTTACAATAAAGTGAACAATTTCTTGGAAGATGACTTTTTCTGTTCGCTGCTCAAAGTAGTCTGGTTGAATAAAAGGAATTACTTTCCTAGAATATTCTTCATTATATACAAGATTTCTAAGAATTGTGGTCTCAATTCGTTCCATAAGAGAATTCTTGTTTCGCGGCAGCATCAAGTTGCTGCATTACTTCTTCGGTAAAATATTGGTCAGGATTCTTTAAGATTTCCTTTCCATAAACTTTCTTGCCATTAATCTCATACCTCCCCGCAGTATTCTTCCAGAGTCCAGCGAGTTCCCCGAGTTCCAAAAGACCATAATAGCGATCAAGACCACGCTCATCATAAAATAGACGGACATTGACTTCTTGGTTCTCCTTACTTAAACGTGACTTAGCAGTCTTTGCTTTGATAATGTTTCCAATGACTTCTGTTCCGTCTTTTTCCTTTTTCTTACTGAGATATATGATAGTAGAAGCGGCGTACTTAAGACCACTACCACCACCCATTTCTTTTGTAGGAACGTAAGCGCCAATAACATCGTAAGTGTGGTTGGTAACAATCATTGGAATGTTTGCCTGCCCCAACTTGAGAGTGAGCATACGGAAAGCACCTTTAACCAGTTGTGATTTGGTCATGTCACGAACTTGTTTATCATTCAGTGCATCAGTAATCTCTTTCTCAGTCGAAAGCATACCCAGAGAGTCTAACACAAACATACAGGGTTTGCGTTCATCTACAGGTTTTTTTAAGTAAATATCAACTGCCTTGAGTGCCTTGCTACGGAATTCCTCAATGGTTACAACATTCACAACAACCAAACGACTCAGGTCAATACCACGACTTTCTAGGAGTGATTTATTAATAGCAGCCTCAGTGTCAAAATAGAGGCAGTAACCATCAGGGTTGGTATCAAGAAAATTTTTAACCACAGCGAGTGAGAAGAAAGTCTTTCCAGTAGAAGACTCTCCAGCAATAGCAGTAATCTTATTCCCAGATACACCACCAAATATGCTACCTGAAACCAGTGCATTAAAAATGTACGAACCTGTGTCAACATAAGTCTCAGTCTCATCAATGTCTGATGCTAGTTTAGTGTAGTCATCACCAATTTCTTTTACGATATCTTTAAGAAAATCCATCACTTATCTCCAATAAAAACATAATCTGGATGTTGTTCTTTAAACGAATTAGATTCTTCTTCTGTTTTAAAGAACTTAAATAGAACAGCATTTTGGTGTTCTTTCAACTGATATTTCACTTCAATTAGGTTTTCCATCAAGCTACCATCCCGTATTGTTCACGAAGTATTTTTTTATAAGGAAGGTTTTGCTCACGCAGTTCCTTCACAAGTTTAAGTTTTTGATAAAGGGCAGTATCACCACCAAGATGCATTGCACTCACAATGGTTGCTAGTTCTTTATCGTCAATAGGAAGATCCATTAGGCAAAAAATAATTCAAGGTTAACAGTTTTTTCGACACTCCATCCAATGGCGTCAAGAATAGATTTGAGTGGTTCTACAAAACTCTTTTCAAATTGTAGATCATAGTCCACATACTTGTCAAGGTTTAGTTCTCTAGGAAAATCTTGGATAAATGAGATCACATTTTCCTGAATAATATTTGGTTTTTTCAAGTAGAGAAATTTAATTTTTTCTCCATTAGCAATGAGTGAATATTTATTTGTAAGTTTATTCTCCCTCACATAGTGATTGAATAAAAGTGCTCCACGAATATGAATGGGTGTTCCCTTCACATAAATGTCGGATGAGGAACGATACTTTACAACGTCAGAAGCAGTTCTTGGAAAGGCAATCTGCTCTGGTGGCATCTTCTTAAATTCACTTCGGCACCTATCAATGAAGTTAATAACATCCTCTTCAGTTCCGCTCATCATAAGTTTGAGACCGTCTTTAATCATCTGTCGGCAAGGAGCAGGTGTAGAAGACTTCACTGCCTCAATACCCATCATCTTCAGTTTGGGTTCATTGTATTGAACACCTTCACTGTTCCATACGTTAAGAATATAACGCTTCTTTGCAGTCCAAATACCACGTTCAGCAATGTTCTCACGCTTCATTTGCATTTTTTGTTCATACGCCGAAACGTAATCCGCAAGTTCCTGATAAGACTGTTCGATGAATGGTTCCAGTTTTTCTTGACAAATCTTATCAAGTATGGAAACAATTGCTATTTTATCACCAGACTTATTACTAAAAAATTTAGTAACAATAGGTCCCATGTTAAGATAGATCGAGTCAGTGTCAGATGCGATAACATAATCGACTTCCTCAGTTTTTAACAGATTATTTAGATATTGGTTCATCTTGTCCTCAATCCAGCGGATAGAGACTTGCCCAGAGAGTGTGATTGCTTCTGCGTTTGCAAGTTTGTAATATCTAAAATACTGGTTACCAATGGCACCATAAGCAGAGTTCAATTGAATCTTCCGTGCCATTTGGATGTTATTACACCGTGCGATCTCTTTTTCAAGTTCTTTTGTTGGTGTTTTTTCATACTCCTGTTTGGCAGCAAGCATTTTTTTCTTAAAAACAGTTCGATCCTTATAGATCTTTTCCATCAGTTCTGGCAAAAATCCACGCACATCCTTGCGAAACATAGCACCATTGGCACAAACAGCATAATCCTTATACATTTCAAATGTAATGGATTGATTTAAGATTTTATCTACTGTTGCTGATGGATGCCTCTCATCCAGAAGAGTCTCTGGTGAAATATTGTATTGCATAATCAGGTGAGGGTACAGAGAGTTAAGGTCAAACGACACTACCCAATCATACTTTCCAGGGATCGGTTCCTTTACATAAGCACCAGCATACTTGGAATCTTTATCGGTTTTTTCTTTAGGTGGAATTACAATATCTCTTTTCTTAAGATAATTGTAGATGATCGTATCCCACATACGAACCTGATAAAACACGTCCTCATAGTTTACTTTGGCGTCATATGCCATAGTGAGAGCGAGTTCGATGAGTTTCATCTTGTCTTCCATACGGTCAACAAGTTCCACGTCAACGATGTTATATTCTACAAACTTCTGCCAACCCTTTGTGTAGAAATCCTTGAAAGTATCAAACTCACTGTGATCTAACTTCTTAGCACCAAGTTCAACACTGGCAATGTGATCTAATCGATATGATTCCTGGTTGGTGTAAGTAAACTTCTTATACAAATCCAGATAATCTAACTGAGAGATTCCACCAATATCATAAGAGATATTCTTACGACCAGCAATATAAGTTTCCAGTTCAGTAACCAATCCCCAAGGAGAAATGCGCTTCATCAGTTTCTCACCAAGAATACGATCAAGGCGACGAACGATGTATGGAATATCGTACAACTTGCTGTTCCACCCAGTAATTACTTCTGGTGTATTATCCATCCACCAATGAATAAAATCATTGAGAAGATCATATTCATTATTGAACTGCTTGTAGTAGTGATTACCCTGCTTTAGTTTGAAAGGACCTTTACCCCAAGTAATAATCTCCTTAGAAGAATAATCCTGAAGTGTGATGAGAAGAATTTCCTCAGCGGCAGACTCTACATCTGGGAAACCATTCTCAGACGCAACCTCAATATCAAGGGTTGCTAGTTTGACTTTGTCAATATCAAACTTGATCTGCTCTTCTGGATACTTAGCAGAGAGATATTGATAGACATATCTATCGTTCCCGTAGATTTTAAATCCCTCTACGCCATCATACTTTTTGATGAAATCTCTACACTCACGAACTGATCCAGGTTCAATAGGTTCTACATATTCTCCATTCAAAGTTTGATACTTAGTTTCTCTTTTCGAAGGAACAAAAAGAGTCGGGGAAAACTTCTCTCGGGTCATGAAGTGTTCTCCATTATCATAACCACGAACGAGGAAGTGATCCCCGACCATCTGGACGTTTGTGTAAAATCTCATCAGGCAATTAAATCATAATATTTGGACAGAAGTTCATCTGTTGGATCTGCAAGAGTCAGAATCTTGTCTGAACTTATCATAAAAGTATCCTGTGCGGTATAATCACAAAGGAATGATTCCATTGTTTTGTCACTTCTAATTACAAAGGGATTAGTGAGTTTACAATCAGGTTCCCCAACATCGGCACCAACCTCTACAATCTCACTGATTAAAATTGTATTGTTAGTTAGTGCTAGAATCTTTACCAGTCTCTCCATTAGTTTTCTCCAAATACATTTCTCTCACATCATCAATTGGTTCAACCATAGTTACAACCCAGTCAGCAGTAACACCCATTTCTTCATCCTTGGAAATGAGAATCCAAGGAGAAAGAGTTACTTCAACAGAGTCAGGATTTACCTCATCATCTTCGGTGAGAACGATAGGGCGATTGAGACGAACCTTATGTGGTTTGATAAAGTAATATCCACAAACTTTATCATCAATAAGAAGTTCTTTTGCGTCGGTAATTACTTGCTCACCAGATTTTAGTAGTGCTAGTTTGATTGCCATTTAGTAGTTTATTCCTCCATTCATTATAGCAAGAAAAAAAGGAGGAGTCAACCTGGATTTTGCCAGGTGCTCCTCGCGCCGACGATATTCAATTCTATTTAGAGATAGTCCTTACGCTTGTGATGCTCTGGGACAATTCTACCCAAAGTAACTGTCAAAAGCCCATCCTCAAAATCAACTGATCGAACTTCCGTATCGTCAGAGAGTGTCCATGCTCGTGTAAATGACCGTTGAGCCAGACCCTTGTGGAGATAATTGGTTTCCGTTTCCTTATCTTCTTTTTGACCTTCAATAAAAAGTTTACCATCTTGCGTGTAGACATAAACCTCCTTTTTCTTAAATCCAGCAAGTGCTAGTTCTAATTTAGATTCCACGTTATTTACCTGAACTAGATTATAAGGAGGGTAATTTGATGTAGTTTCGTGAAGATGAAACAGACGATCAAAATATTCGTCCATGTTAATACTATTGCGAGTAATCTTTTCCATCAGGGCAGGAAGATCCGCAGCAGTATACCTTGTGAGGTTCGTCATTATTGTAGCTCCTTTTTAAGCGAGGTTTGAATGTGTGGACCCTTACGGCATCCACTACTAATTATACAAGAAAGCATAAAAAAGGGGATGTGGAATCCCCTACTCTTTTATTCGGTTATCATATTAACTATCAAGAGCTTTATGATGTTCAGCTGCAGTCAAAGAAATCATTGTCGAAACCAAGTTTGGATTTTTGAGGGCATAACCTTCTCCAAGTCTTGAATCAATACTTTTTACTGCATGGTAAAGATATTGATCTGTTACCCATTCAGCATAATCTAAATCTGTTTCAGGAGTTGCCATGTGTATATGTGTATAAACAACTTTGTCATTATAGACAGAAAAAAGGGAGATGTCAACTCCTATCCCACTTTATCATTCGGCATCCTCTACCTTTTTCTTTTTAGATCCAATATTATATTTGGTCTCTAAAATCCAATCTCCCTTGTCCTTATAGGCAAGAACTTTGATTTGATTCAAGGGAGCGATATCTTGAATCTTGGCAACATCAACGATTATAATCAGACCCCAATCAGCAAGAAGTTGAGCGATACGATTTCGACGCTGAACATCATTCACGGTCAGGTTAGCGTGTTTGCCATCCAAAGCAAACAGTTCCTTAAAGTGAACGAGATAATATCTACCTTGCTTGTGAAGAATATGACAAGACTGATAGATTTTCTTTTCCTTTCGTGATGCGACTCCAATACGAGTCAAAGTTTCACGCACTTTCAAAAAGTCATCAGGTTCATTAAGAACCACTTCCACCATTTGATCGGGCGTCCACTTCACTTCAGGTTCTTGAACGACACTCATTTTTTTCCTCCAGTTTCAAATTTCGATTTAATAAAAGTAAGTTGTTCTTCTGTAAGAATCCTCAAAGCTTGTTTTGCCTTCTCATTACTATAACCATAGTAACGCTTAACATAATCAAGATCTTTGATTGTATCTTTGCGGAGCCAGGGAGAAAATCTCTTCTTTTTCCTCAGACTATTTAGCATAAAGTCATATTGTAGTTTCTTGGCGAGGAAATGATACTGGTTCATTTCATTCGCAAATAGTACTGAATCTAAATGCCCAGAGAAACAACGATTTACAATGTAGGGAGGATATTCCTTCTCAAGTGAAGGGTCTTCGTCAATCAAATGGTTCTTAGTTTGATTGATCGAATTTAACCAGTCCTTCAATTCCATAATTAAAAAGTAGTAGTTCTTTTCTAGATTTTTGCTCTCGCATATATTCACCAACTGAACGCATCGTATAAGTCAAATCAAACTCGGCAGCGTTCCAGTTCTTAAAGCGGTCTTTTACAAGTTGGTCAGAATTATAACTAATCAGTTGGTGCATAGGATAACGAAAATCACAATCAGCAGCAAACTTATCGTGATCAAATCCTTTGTGCATTGATCCCTTACGCCCATAGAGATTATCCTTAATATCATAAGGAGGATCAAGATACACAAAAGCACTAGTCTCTCCATCCAACAAATAGTCGTAGGAATAGTTAGTTATACGCCATTTTTCAATCAGTTTAGAATACGCAGGCAACTTTTCAATCCCCCGCATAGAGAAGTTGGAGACACTTGCCTGTTGTGAAAATGATGAACTTTCTGTGAGACCACTGAAAGAGCACTTATTAATAACATAGAAAGCCACAGCACGATCAATGCTTGGCACATCTTGGTCATTGACTTTCTCCTTGGAGGAAAGGAACAATTCTTTCGCCAACTCGGGAGTATTATTTGCCGTCTTTAAATCTGCCAACTTATCTTTCATATCAACCCCAAACATCTGCAGTTGCTGCCAGAAGTTTACAAGGGGTTCGTATAAATCATTCACCCAAATATCTAGGTTGGGATATTTCTTGGTGATATAAATCGCAACACTTCCTCCTCCAAGAAAGGGTTCACGGAACTCATTATAGTTGCGAAGGTCTGGGAAGTAAGGTCCCATCTTCTCACAAGCACGGGACTTACCGCCCGGATATCTTAAACAAGTTTTAAGACTCTTTTGACTGGTCATAATCTTTTGGGTGATACTTCAAATATTCAAAGAAGGTAAGTTTCATTTCCTTCTGGGTCATACCACAATGTTTTGCGGCAGCAGGTAGAGTCATTTTAGCACGAAACAATGCTTCGTTTGCTTCCCTTACATTCTGGGGAGTAGTCTTTACAGGTTCTTCTTTAAGAGATTTAAAGTCGATTTGTAGTAGTCCCATTACTCAAACTCCCGTGTCTTATTGACTCTTTGTGTTGGTGGAGTATAAGGTGGAATAACCTCACAAGTCACAAGAATTTGAGTTCCTTTGGTTGCTTCTGCCATTTCACGGTATCCAGTGCCGACATAAATCTGTCCACCGACTACGGCAACTGCCATAGCACCCCAGAAAATATAATACCACTTGGACTTTACTTGATGATTTTTCATAATCAAACAATCAATTTTTTACTTGGAGATTTAATTACTGAGAACATATCATTGTAATTATCTACAATTTGTTCTTGTGCTTCAGCAATATAAACGATATATTTTTTGGTAATTTTTAGTTCCTCATTTTTTCCTTTAAGAAGGGGAGACCAAGGAGCAAATCCCATCTGGCCATTGCCAGCAGGAACAGCAACAATCGGGTTGGCGATAACAATAGCGTCTTCACCCACATCAGTTAGATCATCAATAAGGTCGGCAATAACATCTTCACCAGACCACATACGAATTAGTTTTACATTCATTTGAATTCACACTCCACCATAATTTCAGTTAGTGCTGCTAGGAGGTTAATTTCTTGGTCAGCCACGAACGCACATTGGTATTGATACTTAGCAATAACAAGAACGGCAGCAGGGATAGTTGCGGGAGAAAGGCAACTATAACAGGAGTCATAAATCCTGCGAAGTAAACTAGAAGCATCGTTGTCCAGGTTGGAGACCACCCACTTGCGGACTTCGGTGAAATTCTTTTCCTTGAGATGTTTAATGAGGTCATTTACAGAGATGTCAGAGAAAGAAGCAAGAATGCCAGAGTCGATTTCTCCCCCCACAGAGTACCTTTGGCATTCGTTGAGGACTCGTCGCCAGTCGGGGAAGTGTTTATTGATAAGCTCCGCAAGTACTCTTTGATCGAATCGGACGCCTTCCGCATCC